CCGCCCTTGGGAGACCAACCAAGGGTGTGCAATCTGCCGTTGATTTAAAAGGCGTTCCTGAACTTATGGATGCGTCTCGTATATTCAAAAACCGGATGCGCTCTGCTACTCGCTTTGTGCTAGATGATGATTTTGTAGCGTTCGCTCAAGAGGCTTGCATGAGAGCAAGCGCGGCTGATCTTCTTACTCAATATGAGCGGTTTCGATTACCCCATGATAATGTGTGGATTGAGTGGGATGATATACGCCGTCAACATGAGATACAGAGAGTTTCTCACGACATTGGTATGCAAGCATTAGAGCCTGATTGGGATGACTTAGCCTATCGATGTGGCTACCTGTTCCATGAAGATGAATACCACAACGGCTATGAGAAAGAGTCCGTAACTGCCAACTTATTTATTGGGTTTGATGATGAGCAAAAAAACGTGATAGGCGCATCACCTCTTGCCCTTCAGTTTGCAGTGCTTTCCCCTGATAGCGGGTTTACCCTTGAACATCACAGGCGGTTCTTCAAAGACTTTACCGGAAGGAACCCAACTGATGGTGAGTTGCGTGATGCTCGCAAAGAAGAGGTTGTGGCCGCATCTGATAACATGGGAACGTGGTGGTGTCAGCGGGAAAGTAAAACTGACTCAAAAGAATTGAACACCATCCTTAACCATCTGCGATTAGTGCAAGGGCGTGGGATTGCGTTCTTCCCCCACTACCATGAGCCGTATACGGAACAATCAATGGCCGCGATAAGTAAGTGCGGCACAGACATGACACGGGGTGACTCACGTTTCCTCATCACTGTTATGGCCCTGCTGAACTATGATTGGGTAATCAAAACACCCCGTGAAGGGAGCGGCTCAAAATACCGCTTTGGAAAATTCCACAAGGGTAACTCTCATATTGAGGTAGCCATTGATTTACCGAAGTGGCGAGGAGTAACGATAACCCCTACTGAGTTCAAGCAGATGAATGAGAGTTGCCGCCGACAGCATTCCGTGCGCGGCCATTTCCGTAGATACAAAAGTGGTCGCTCCGTTTGGGTCAAGCCCCATGTACGGGGCGATGCAAAGCTAGGCATTATCACGAAAGATTACAGATTAACACACAGGAGCAACCGATGAACTTTAAAATACAGATAGAGTGCAAGACTACGGAAACACCAGATAACCCGCATACCCCCGTCCTTGAATGGCGGGACATGCACCA